ATGCGTCCGGCGATGCCGTCGATTTTACCGCCGATCGCCATGATGTCAGAGGTTGCAGCCTGATACCCCATCGGACGAATGAACACGGTCGCCTGAAAGGTGTCTTTGCCCTGCTGCCATTCGATCTCACGTTCAACCGGCCTTCCGGTAAACGCACCGAGGTTTTCAAGATTTTCGAGGGTGAGTTTCATTTTTTGTCCATGAAAAAACCCGCACGAGGCGGGTTCTGTGAAAGCTGCGCTTTGCGACAATTCTTCGCCTGATGGCGGGGACGAACCCCGCCTTCAGACCCCTTAACTGTTAAGTTCGTAGCTCAACCCGGCGTCAACCTCAAAGACATTCGTTTTAATGCGAACATCACAGAGCCTGTCACGTTCCAGCCAGATAACAGCCAGAATGGTTAAACAGATGATCGCAGCCATAACTGCGCCTTTGTTTTGCATGGTTGAGCCTCCAAACTTGCCTTTCGGCGGTTAAGGGGCTACTCTTGTGTTGCGAAGACAAGGGTCGCCCCCTCCAAATGATAAAAAGTTTGCTGGGGGCTTTCTTTTGCCTGCCGATCACTGATGCTCACGACAAACAGCCGAAAGCGCAGCAATGAGATCTTAACAGAATCGAAATCAGAGAGAAATGAAAAACCCGCCGAAGCGGGCTGTGAGGCTTAAGATGAAAAAGACTTTAACTTTTCATCATGAAGGCTAAACATAAATTGTTGCGAACCGTTATTGAAATAATCGACCTCAATAATCGCGTTTTTGTGTTTCTTCGCCTCTTTAATGAAGGCCTGACCGTCAGTCATATACATAACATTGTTCGGATAGGTATTTATCATTTCAAGATGGAAACGATGAACTTTACCGCCATCAAAACTCACTGAGGCATAACAGCCGTCATAACCGCATTCAAATTGACCGTTATTGGTGGTTAAGTAAACCTCGCGAACGGGCGCATGAGGTTTATATTTTTTCATATTCAGATTGCCGCTGACGGTCATAATATGAAGCCAGGTATCGCGATCATACGGAAAAGCAAATTTGATTTTATTCTGTGATGCATTGTCACCATATTCTTTAATGGTGTGACGAAGCTGGTCATTTTCAAAATGATATTGCCAGTTTTTAATCACCTTCACTTTTTCAGTCACGGGGGTGGTTGGCAGTGACAGATTCAAACTGTTCATCTTCGTCAGGGTTTCATGCTTCACATCTTCAACGGGTTTGACGGGTTCAACCGGATTCGCCTCAACATACCACTGAAAACCGATAACCGCTGCCGCAACAATCAAACCACCCTTCCAACGTAAATTTTTCATTATTTCCCCCTCAACTCAATGAAGGGGATTATACAATGTATATACTTATGTCAGGTTGCCAAATGTGCTACGAACCCGCATCCGCGACCTTAGGAACCCAGATCCCCGCGCCCGAACGCTGGATTGTGCCGGTTGACTGAACCACGGTGTTCGCCTGGAAATCAAACGGGAAATCGGACACATATCCTTTGAAAACATACCAGGTCCGATCGGATGGGAGGATCAAACCATCAACGGCATTATCGGAATCCGTACTATCAACCGTGGGTTCGGAATCCCCATCACTCCACCCGATAGCAAATACCAGATCGGACTGGTCGGCGGTTTCGGCGAGATTACTCAACATCAGATGACTCTGGTTATTCGGATCCGCGTTCAGGGTCAGCGAAGCCTGCGCCGGGGTGCGCAGCCCTTTTTTATAGGTGCGCGTGCTCTTTTCGCTTAGACAAGTATCTTCAATCTGATCGGCTGGAGAAGAGCCGGGGTTAAAGGCAGTGATACATTCAATCTCCCCGACTGTGACATTGTTATAAACCCAGAGTTGGGTTCCTTGCGTTAAAACAGACATGATTTTCTCCACGCGAAAAAAAACCGCCCTGAGGCGGCTGGGTGGGATGGGTTATCGAAGAACCATCCAGTCAACGTCGAACGAATAGCGATAACTTTTGGTTTCATCATCCTGGACGTGATCGCCCCAGCGGGTGATGTAGGAATGCGGCTCGATGGCATCCCGGATCGCCAGCGCGATATTTCGGGCCTCTGCGGCGGTCTTTGCGAAAACGTCGACCTGAAGCGAGAACGTATCGACATCCGGCAAGGTTCCCAGAAACATCTGCGGTGAACCGGCATAGTTCTGAAATGTGCCATAGGGATAGGTGGCCTTTTCAGGTTTATTGGCAAAATCATAAAAGCGGAGAATGGTCGGCCCGAGATATTTCATCACATCAGGACTTTGGGCGAGCACTTCGAAAATAGGTGCATTCATCATGATGGCTGGCTCCGCTTTCGGGCGCGCTTGATGGCGCGATCGAGGGATTTTTCATACTCGGTGGTAAAGGTATGCAGCACATCATTCATGCTGGCTTCCATCGCCGGTCGCATTATCGGGCGCGCCCGCATTTTTTCGGTTCCGAATTCGAGTAATCGCCAGTGTGGGGTCGGCGCGTTCTCTCCCAGATCGGGATGGTTTACAAGAACAGCACCATGTAAAACCCCAATGCGAAAAGCAATATTTCCATGCTGTTTGAACTCCCGACCATTCCAGCGAAGCGCAATATTATCTTCAATGCTTCGCCCGGTATGCGGATCATCTACGCGTGCGGCGATTTGCTGCGCACGCCTCACGATAATGTTCCCGGCTTTGCGAAGTGCAGCGCGCCCGCCTCTGCGCCTGAGGTCATCAGACACTTCGAACAGCTTACCCAGAAGGGAATCCACCCCCACGATCGAGAAATCAACACCATCAGCCATCGTTTACCCCTTCTGTGCAAGGTAAGGTCATGTAATCCAGGCCGGACCAGAGATCGGGAAGAATGGCCGCGATGTTGTAAATTTTCCCCCGGAACAGGATCCGCCAGTCGCTGGTCACATCATCCCGATAACGCATCGTGATGCGCGCCCGGATTTCTGACTGAATCGCGTTGGCGGCGATAAATTCCCGTCCTGAGAGTGGCGCGACCTCCGCCCATACTGACGCTTGTGTTTCCCAGATTTCGGTGATGTCACCGGTAATCGGATCCTGAATGTCGCGATGAGACTGAAGGTCGACATAATGCTTTAATATGCCCGCTTTCATCGGTCATCCTCGCGGTTTCCCGTTCAGGTAAATTTGAGCGGGATGATCATCGTCTTCAGACAGGAATGAATCGTAAATCACGGCCACGAGGCTTTCATTCGATTCAGCGAGTCGGTTTATCGCGGCTGTCTGTTGGCTGAGTGCCTGGATCAGATTTTCTTCCAAAGGTGCGTTCATAAGCTAAACGGGCCATTTTTTTAAGCCACGCACGACGCGCAGCACATCCGGCGCAGGCCATGACCCCTCCTTAAACAATCGTGGGTTTACGAAGTGAATAAATCAGGCTGGTGACGGTAAACGGGAGATAACCCTGATGGTAAGTGGTTTCTTCTTCCCCATTTCGCACACGATCGAGAATGCCGATTAAAAGCAGGGTCGCCATCTTTACCCGATCGAGTTCGTTCGTTCCCTCAATCACCGCGCCATTATCATCGACCAGCAGATCGCGCGAACTCTGGATGTAATCCAGAATGGCGGCGCTGGCCGAATAGATTTTTTGCTGAAGCTCATCATCTCCGGCAGTCTGATCGATGCGAAGATGCGCTTTCGCCTCATCAAGCGTCACGAAGGCGATCATGAATTGCTCCTTCCATCCCGCCCTTTTTTAACGGCGAGCCGCCAGCCTGTTGAACCGACATCGTTAGGCCGGTTATCGGTTTCTTCGTAGCAGTGCCAGATAGAACCGCCGAACGTCACGCAGTCGCCAGGGTAATAGGTCTGTCCAGCCTGATAGACATCACGGTAAATCATCACAGGAAGAGTGAAATCCCGCTCTTCGGTTTCGCCGTTTGATTTACTCATGCGAACCGTAAAGTGACGATCCCCTTCAACGTTCACATCGATGTCATTCAGCCCGTTCACCACACATTCAAATCCGCTCAGACCTGAGGTTTTCTGGTAAGCCCGCCATAATCCGCCGTTATGAATGGCATAGGTTCCGCGCGGATAGCTCTTATTGACGTTAATTTCAGGTAACACCTCGATCTGAAGGCCGTCTTTTCCGTCCTCACCCTTACCCGGTTCAGGTGCAGGCAGCGCGGCGACGGCGTTCTGAACCGCTTCGGCGATCATTTTGGCAAAGTCGGGCAGCTCAATCGGTTCCGGGTCCGGGAACTGAATACCGGCAACCGCACCGGCGACGAGCGCGGCAATGTCAGGTAACGGTTCTGGTTCTTTCGGTTGAGGGATCTCGATGGCAGCAACGGCTTCTCTCACCATTTTTTCAATATCCGGTAAGGGTTCGGGTTCAGGCATCGGGTATTCAGACACGGCACGCTCTAACAGCCTCGCAATGTCGGGTAATGGTTCAGGATCTTTGGGTTTGGGTATCTCGATAGCGGACACCGCCTCCTGAATCATTGCCTTTATATCCGGCAGTGGCTGCGGTTCGGGGATCGGGATGTCGATACCCTTAACCGCCTCTTCCACGAGCTGTTGAATATCAGGCAACGGCTCGGGGTCTTTAGGTTGAGGGATCGCGATAGAGGACACGGCCTCCTGGACCATTGCTTTTATATCCGGCAGTGGCTGAGGTTCGGGGATCGGGATGTCGATGCCCTTCATTGCTTCTTCCACCATCTGCTGAATATCGGGC